GAGTTATTTTCTTAACAAATGGTGACGCTCACGCGCCAAATTTACAATGTAAACGCAGGCACTCATGGGTGCTTGCTATTGTCGTTCTCGTCGTCGTCCTCTTTGATCGGCATGTTGAGAATCTTCACGCGTCGGTAGCGCGGAGCATCGAAGCCCGGGATCTGCGAATCCCCGAACAAGATGGCATGCTCAACGGTCTGGAGCCACGCTTCGACGGTGCGGGGCTCGGTCTTTTGTCGACGACGGAGATGGTACTCGAGCTTGACGCTAAACTCGGGCTCCAATTGGCCCACCCGGTTGACGAAACTCAGGTAGCGCCATTCTTTCTTCGAGAAGCGCTTGACGTCCTCAGCCTTGATGGGGGGCGGGGGAAGTGGCGGCGCCACCACCTCCGTGGACTCAGCGGTCACTACGATCGCGCTGGCCTCGGGGATGGGCTTGGTCTGCGGCACGGACTTACAAAGTGGGAAGCTCATGAAGTCGGACGGTTTCGTGCACGAGGACAAGTACTCGTAGAAAGTTGTGAAGTCGAAGTCGTGTAGACGACCCTCCTCCGAGAGCCAGGCCATGCACTCGTCGAACGTGCTCTCCGAGTTAGGCCAGTTGTTGCTCTCGTCGTACTCGGCCCAGAAGCCACCAAGTACGGCAGTATGTTTGGACGCGCGGTGCTGGAAGCCACCTACGTCGCGCCAAGCCCGGACGAGGGGTCCGATGATCGGCGAATGTCGGTCGGTCATGTCGAGCGTGATCAATCGCTCGCCCAACTTCATGACCGGCGTGACGCCTGGGGGCAGGCGCCCAGCCACGTTGATCTTGGCGATCAAGCGGCCAATGTCCGCGCAGCTGCTGATTGCGTCGCGATCGATCGGGCCGCTCCAGGCGCTGGAGAACCAGATGCGTGAAATGAAATCGGCCGGTTGGTACGGCGCGATGTGATTCACCTCTAGCTCCATGCCCCAAATGGAAGCGGCCTTGACGATCGTGTGGCGCACAGCGTCGCCCACGAGACTATCGTCTCCGCAGAAAATGCCGTTCTTCATCATCCACGCGTCGGCCTCTTTTGGCTCATAGTCCAAGAGCCGAAGAGCCGTGTACGTGATGCGAGCATTCTCATCGGTGTTGTCGAGCGTGGTGTTCGACTTGCCGGATTTCGTCTTGTTGCGTGTCGGGTAGACGAAACCATTGCGGGTGCGAACCATGCTGTGCGTCCGGCGCCGAATTGCTGCCAGGACCTCCGCATGGTCGCGCGGGTGGTAAGCCCGCAGCGCCGTGATCGTCTGGCTGAGCCGCCCGAAGGAGCTCTCGCTGCGATCCATGCGCTTGATGTCGGTGGCGAGCACCCCCGACGTCCGGTTCTCACCGAGCACAGTCGAGACCTGCGTGGCGATCTCGAGAGGCGGCTTGCCGTAGCCGCACCAGGGCAGAACGGCCTGACGCGCCATCATTGGGTATGTGACGCGCGTGCAGTCCATCTTCTGCGAGGCTGGAGTTTGGGTGATCGGGCGGACTTGCGTGTTCTTCTGGTAAGCTTCGCGCTTGTTCATGTCCTCCTCCATATCATCATCCACCTCAGGGCCCATCCACTCACCGCGTCTGAGAATAGCGCGTTGAGACGGACGGTGCTGACGCTCGAAGACCTCGTCGGCATCAGCAATGGTGAGCACGTGCGGTTCCGGGTAACGCAGCTCTGCCCACTCGCGCGCGATCTTGATCATGAACGGGGTGATGACCTGCTCAGCAGTCTCCTTTCGTTCCTTCACTCGACCGGCATAGGCAACCTTGTCGGCCACCTCATTGTCGTCAAACACCACCGCGTTCGGGTATATCGGCGACATGAACGCCTCCATGCTGGCCTTGTCGTCCAGGTCTGGGCCGACAGCGTGCTCGTAGAACTGCACGCGTGTCAAACCGTGCGTCACGGGGAACACCACGGGGCCCGACCACTTGACTTTGGCCAGCATGAAATCGGCCAAAACGGCGGCGACGTGCTTGCCGCCGGAGTCGGGGAGCAGCCAAGTGCTAGCCACCCCTGGGCCGATGCGCGTCTGCCCGTTGGCAGCCGCGCGGCGAATGTTCTCAAACTCGAGCGCCGTGACGGTGGCGCTCGTGTACTCGCCCACGCGAGCGACGGAGTAATGGGCAACGCCGTGAATCATCACCTGCAGTTGCACAAAACCGTCGGACACGGGTTCGAGGCGTTCGAGCCGCGGACTTGCGAGCCAGAATTGGGCGACCAGTGCCGCCACCCCTTTCCAGCGCCGCATAGGAGCCAACAAGACGACGTCGCGGTGCTTCGCCAAAGTCTTGCGCTCCACGCAGTATTCGGCGGCTCCGTACGGGATGCCGCAGAACGACTGCGTGACGAGGAGCGAGTCGCGTCCGTAGTTCCAGACGCGGCCCTGGTAACGGCCGCCGCCGTTCACCATCATCTCGAGCTCCTGCCGCTCGTTGAAGAAAAACGAGCAGCCTCGCGTGCCCTGGTCGGCAGCGGCCGTGGGCTGCACAGTGTACAGCACCACCGGCACGAACCAGGTAGCGAGTTTGTGGCCGAGGTCACGGATGTACTGGTCCACGTCAACCAGCACAACTGTCGAAAGTTCTCCAACCTCGGCGAACGAAACGCGAGCGTTGAGGTCCTTGCCCCAGAACACCCAGCGGTTTCCTTGTTCGCCGTGTCGCTGATCCGCCGCGCTCATCATGTAGAAGAACGGCGTGCGCCCGATCAGCG